CCCGGTGTCGCCCCGGTGTCGCCCCGGTGTCGCCCCGGTGTCGCCCCGGTGTCGCCCCGGTGTCGTCCCGGTGTCGTCCCGGTGTCGCCCCGGTGTCGCCCCGGTGTCGCCCCGGTGTCGCCCTCGGTCCGCCCTCGGTCCGCCCCGGTGTCGCCCCGCCCTGGCGATGTATGTACATCGTAGTGTTTTATGGTGGCATTTTGCGACCCTTACCCCCCCCCTCCTATAAATAATTTCAACTCAGGCGGACTTCTGTTAGAAGCCGGCCAAAAGCACACGATAATTGATGTTCCTTGAGAAATGTGCATTTTTGGTGGAGTGCTTCATATTCACATTGCATCAGTGCTGACTCAAGCGTCAGAAGTCACAGGGATTCCTGCATCTACGTTGCACCGTGGGAAGGCTAAGGCGAACAAGAAGATCCAGATGGTTCGCAGTGTGATTGCCCGACTGCTTGTTGATGACGGTGTACATCCAGACGATATTGCGTTGGCGTTTGAGAAGACTCCCCGGTCGATTTACTCATGGTTGGCGATGGCAGGTGATTTTGGGGAAGATGCTGATTTGTTGCATGACTACCTACGTTCCCGTTCTACGCTATGATTCAGCAATTCATTGATGCTGTAAAAGCATTGTTCGACAAGAAGGTATTGCCATCTGAGATGTCATCGAGGGATTGGCAGGCAGTTGCGCCTGCGATCCGGCAGAGGGCGTTCTTTTCGGCTACTGTGGCGAATGCGAGTGTCCTGAGTCGATTTCGGTCCATGTTGTTGGATTGGCAGTCAGGTGCGGTCGAGCAGGTCACCGGTCCTACTGGATCGGCTACCATTGCGTACAAGACCGGCAACCTTGCGGATTTCCGGTTGAAGAGCAGGGAGTTCTTGGTCCGAGAGGGACTTGCGACCAAGGATGACTTTGAGGATGACTCATTGAGGAACATTGCGAGTGCATCCAGGTTGAAGTTGATTTTCAATACGAACATCGAGCAAGCGCAGACATTTGCGAATTGGCAGCGGATTGTGAATGACCCGTTGTTGATCAACGAGTTTCCGGCAGCGAGGTTTGTTCGCAGGCCGGGAGCCATTATCAAGCGTCCTCGTCATGTTGCTGCTGAAGGAGACATTCGCCGGTTGGATGACTTTGCGTATTGGTTGTTCCAGAATGCACCTGACATTGGTGGGTTTTCGGTTCCTTGGGGTCCATATGGGTTTAACTCGTATATGGTGCAGGAGTTCCTGCCGAGGAAGGAAGCGATCCGTTTGGGTGTGATTGTTGACGGTCAGAGGATTTCGCCACCGAATGTGACTATGTTCGGAGTTAAGCCAGCACAGGCGATTATGAGTGGTGTGAAAGCAGAGATGAAGGATGTTCCTGATGACATTGCTTTGCAGGCTCGGCAACGGTTGGTTGACAGGTTTGGGCCACAGGTGCTTAGACCTGACGGATCGGTGTCGCTTGACTTCTTGCGTAACAAGATTGGAAGATAACCTATGAGCAGAAGGAAAAAGGAAGAGGCTGAACCTCATGTGATCGATGTTGAGCCTGTCGAGATCGACGGGAAGAAGATTCAGCGTCATGCGGACGGGAAGTTCGTTCGCCATGTTAAGACTGAGCGGAATAGTCTGCTTGTTGAGAATCTTGCTGGTTTGGGTATTCCATTGAAAATGATGGCTGCACAGATTGGTATTGATGACAATACGATCGAGCGTCACTACAAGGAGGAGTTTTTGCTGGGTCAGACGAAAGCAACCACGGCGGTTGCCCAACGGTTGTTTGATATTGCGATGGGCGATGACAAGCGCACTGCGTTGCCAGCGTGTATTTTCTGGATGAAGTGCCGAGCCAGGTGGTCCGAGGTTGGAAAGAACGCTGATATCATGGTTAACGTGAATACGTCATCGATCGAGAACATCCAGATCGAGAACAAGCACTTGGAAGACTTCAAGAAGAGATGGGATGCAACTACCGAAGCCGACTATTGAACTAGGTCCGTTTGCATTTGGGGTTCTTGGCTTAAAGCCATACGACTGGCAGATGCAAGCGTTCCGGCATATTAACGACTCTCACCGCACATCATTGGTAGCGGCGAACGGGTCTGGGAAGACTGCTGCCATTATCGCGCCGACGATCTTGTGGTTCTTGGCTAATTACCCGAAAGGGCGGGTTGTCATCACCTCTGGTTCGTGGAGGCAGGTGTTATTGCAGCTTTGGCCGGCAATGGAGTTGTATCGAGGCAACAAGATGTTCGATGGGTGGATCTGGAACCAAGCTGAGATCAAGACTCCGCAGGGAGGATGGGCGAGCGGGTTCTCGACTGACAACCCAGGACGAGCAGAAGGATACCATGCGACTGCGGATTCGCCGGTGTTGTATGTATTGGACGAAGCCAAGACAATTCCAGACGGAATCAAGACTGCTGTAGACCGATGCACCTGTTCTAGGATTTTGGCGACATCCAGCCCCGGCGCACCTATTGGTTGGTTCTACCGATCCCAGTTTGAGGAATCCGCTCACTGGAAGCGGATCAAGGTTCGATCTGACCAATGCGCTCATATTCCGCAGGAGAAGCGGGATCGTGACTTGTCGATCTACGGTGAGAGCCACCCGATCTACCGATCGATGCATTTGGCTGAGTTTGCCGAGGACATCGACCGGCTTCTCATATCAAGCGACCGGCTATTGCAGGCGATCGATGAGCAACCTGATCCGGTGGATGGCAACATTGTGGCATTCTGTGACTTTGCTGCCGGTCGAGACGAGAACGTGTTGGCGATCCGTCGAGGGAATTCCGCAAGGATCATCAGGACATGGACCGAGAAGGACACCATGCAGGGTGTTCGTCAGTTCATGAGGTTGTTTGAGTCTGAGAAGCTAAAGCCCTCGATGATCTGGGGTGATGCTGATGGTCTTGGATCTGTGATGATCGACGCGATGGCAGAGCAAGGATGGCGCATCAACAGGTTTCACGGTGGATCGAGAAGCCGGGAGCCGCATGAGTATGCGAACTTGATTGGCGAAGTATGGCACGTTGGGTGTCGAGAGATCGAGCGAGGACGAGTCAACTTGGGAGAAGTTGATCCGATCACATTCAAGCAACTTACAACTCGCAAGACCGAGTGGAGTGAGAATGGCAAGCTGCGGGTCCAGGCGAAGGAGACGATGCGGATCATGGGTCTGAAGTCTCCCGACCGAGCAGACGCGCTTCTTGGTTGTATCGTGTGTGGTCCAGAGATGAACGGTGCTATCACAGGCCAAGCTATAACCAGAACCAAGCTAACTCCATTCTCAGCACCGATCGTCGGTGGGTTCAATAAGTTCTGAATCTTACTGCGTGACAATTTCAACCAATCAATATAAAGCAATTCCGATGACCAAAGACGAACAAAAGGGTGTTGTGTGGCCCATTCCAGTTAATTACAGGACAAATGACTTTGATCTGGCAAATGTAACGCCAGAACAAGTCCGCGCCATCCTACGAAATGTTCGCACTGGGAAGCTGGACGATCAGGATCGTCTTTTCAGATTGATGCTAGACACTTGGCCGCGACTGCGTAAGGCACTCAATGAGATTGCCGGTGCTGTTGCTCGTCTTGATATCGAGATCAAACCGGGCATCCGCGAAGGTATGGATCAAGCCAGCCCTCAAGCAGTATTGATTTACGAGACGGTCGAACGTGCGCTTGAGTCATACGCACCGCGCCCAGGATATTGGGAGCTTGATAACTCTGGCATGGTCAAAGCATTGATCGATGCCTATGCGAAAGGGATCTCGGTTCTTGAGATCGTCTGGAAGATCGAGAACGGCATCGTCTCTCCACGTTGCTATGCTCCGGTCCCAGCGAAGTATTTGGCATATCCATCGATCAACATGGAGATCGATCGACTGATGATTGCACCAGAAGGCGCGAACTATTCAACCCTTGAAGACTTCCCGGCAGACAGGTTCCTGATTGGCGTGTGGAGTCAAGGTGGTATGCACCCGATCCACGCTGCCAACTTACGCACGTTGACCAAGCATTGGTTGGCGGCAGTCTACGGACTCGGTTGGCTGATGCAGTATGCACAGCTATTCGGCATTCCGACTCGGACTGCTAAGACGGATGGCACTGAAGATGCGCTCAACAAAGCGCAGGAGATGCTTGAGTCAATCGGTTCTTCCGGCTGGGCAGCATTCGGCCCCGGCGTTGAGTATGAGATTCATTCGGCATCGAGCGCAGCAGCAGACACTCTTCCTCAATCTCATTTGATGGATGTGGCAGACAGGGCTTGCGACATCCTCCTCCTCGGCCAGACATTGACCACC